TACTGCCCTGTCCCACCAACTGGGGCCTCTGTGGCCGGTCCCCCAGGGTTCCGTGTCGTATTTTGGACAGCACTCATCATGTTCTTCACGAGATCGGGGTTCTGCTTCATCACATCATTCATGTTGGGCATCACCGACTTGAACATCGAGTTGGTCAGGTGGAACATCATGGCCGAACCACCCAACATCATGATGAGCTTGACCTCTGGGGCTACGCTGACCTTTGACCGATACTTGACATAGAGTTCCTCAAATACACCATCATAGTCGTCAACATTCTCCATGATAGACTCAGACCACCCCTCCAACTGAATCTCGAAGGGGTTGTACCTCTTGTTGAGGAACTCTAGACCAGTCACACACGCCACAAGCATTCGCCTAGAGAAACGAATAGACTGCTCCACATCGATGCTGTAGGTAATCCTCTTAACCTCAGCCCTAAGTTCCTCAACATTTGAGTATGCGTTGAGGCGCTTATTCACAGAGAACCCCTTCTTCTCCAAGCGTGCCAATTTGTTGATGAGATCGGACTTCTCTTCATCAACCGACGTGTACCCCTTAGAAGGTTGCTCACCTGATGGACCCTCCCCCATCTGGGGCTCGTCGTCGTAAAATGCTGGTTCTTCCTCACCGTAATCAATCTCCTCCTCCTGCATGGGCTGCCTTGGGGCGGTCTGCTTGTTGGGGTTTACAAAGGCGTCCATCGTTTCCTGTTCTTGGTGCACAGGTCGCTGGGGTCGATAAGGAGCGGGTCTGGGTACAGGCTGGGGACGGGGGGCTGAAATCTCTATTTCATCCATCAGGGCCTGCTCGTCAGCGTCTAATTTCATAACAGTCGTGTGTCCGCGGTCGATGATTATTTCTTCATCCATCTACTCTTTATGTAGAAACTAAAAAAATTACCTTTAACGCAGTTTATAAAAAATGTTGATACATTATAAATGTTCAAGTTCAATAAGACCAACAGGAATGCTCTCACTTCCATCGTCATACTTTTCTCAATCATATCCGTCCTAGGTATCATGAAGAAAAGCAGCAGATACCAGCCCATGCCAATCAAGATCGAAGTTGTCAGTGACAAATCCATATTCGATCTCGAGAACCGCATGGAATGTGTACCAGGGTCGGGTAAGGAGGACAGCCCCTACACAAAGAGCCTCACCCCAGGTGGTCTCTGTGGCGCCCAAAAGCTTGTGGGTGACCACGCTTCCTACAAGATTGCCGAAGGAATCGGTGGATCTTTAATCTAAACTAACTATAAATGGCTCTCATCACGTCGCCAACGGAAATGATCCCAGACCTCAACTATGAGTATCATACAATCACAGTTGATACGATTGGTCAGTCCAGCGCTAATACATTTACATGTTTTTTGAACCAACCCGTCCATAATGTTGTTCAGGCCAGACTTTTGGCTGCGAGAATTAATACAGTTGCACCCATCAACGGAACGGGTCACTGCTATGTTTCGATTGAAGAACTGGACTCTATTTTTTCGGATCGAGCGTCAAACGTTCTCACTGGACAAGCCACTATGAGCGTGGTGCGAAACTCCTTCGCTAGTCTCGTTACAGCTGATGACAGTGGACTCATTAGCTTTAGAGATAATTACCCAATCGTAACCCAGTATATAAATCCAATTCGAACCATCAGTCGTTTAACCATTAATATCCGAAATCAAGACGGTGTTCTCATTGAACCACCAAGTCCAATCGAAGATAACTATTTAGTCCTCCGTTTTGTGTGTAGGAAACCCAACCTGTAATTTTCTCCCCATAGAGTAGTATACCATGTCCGCTGGTGTTGTTCAATTGATTGCTATAGGTGCCCAGGATGAATATATCATGGGTAATCCCGAAATATCCTTCTTTAGTTCACACTTTAAAAGACATGCTAACTTTTCACAGTCCATCGAAAAACAAACAATTCTTGGAGCAGTGAAAAGTAATTCAATGTCCAGTGTTAATTTTGAACGCTCCGGGGATCTCCTCGGGTACGTGTACTTCGCCGCAGATGATTCGAGTCAAGCCCAATCTATAGATGATTGGAGAACCCTGGTAGATAAGGTTGAACTCCTCATCGGTGGCTCCGTCGTAGATACCCAAGATTCCATATTCAGTGAGAAAATTGCCATAGATACGTTCGCCCAAAATGTGTCCAAGAGTGCAATGGGACCACACCCCGGTACGAGCTCATCCTCCTACTTCTACCCCCTCCGCTTCTTCTTTTGTGAGAGTGCACAATCCGCAATTCCCCTTGTGGCCCTAAACTATCACAATGTAGAGTTGCGTATCTATTGGGGACCAAATGCGTCCGCCTATAACATAGAATGCTTTGCAAACTATTACTATATAGATACCCAAGAACGTGCACAAATTTCCAAAAAGACCCACGACATTCTCATCACCCAAGTTCAAAAGAATATTCCATCCCAAAACAGAATCCAAGAACTCACATTCAATCACCCCGTGAAGTATATCGCATCATCAAATACATCCGTTGTAAGCTCCCTAACTTCACCATCGAATAGAATTAAACTCACCATAAATGGTCTAGATGTTGGTAACTATAGGTGGAGCCAGCCACACTTTATCGACGTCATGAACTACTATCACACCAACTTTGTGACCTCGCCCGACTTTTTTTTGTATTGTTTCTGCCTCATGACCAGCTCCTATCAGCCCACGGGGACCCTCAATTTTAGCCGCCTCAACTCAGCCAAGATTATGAGCGAATCCCTAGACATAATGGACCCCATATACGCAGTCAACTACAACATATTACGTATACAAAATGGTATGGCCGGTCTCTTGTATGCAAACTAATTATTCGTGTAAATAAAATCAAGTGTTATATAAATGGTAAAGAACTTACCGACAGTGGAGAGGTCTACGAGAATCCGCTTCGGTAAAAATTGTAGACAGGAACAGGCAGATAATACCATCGTCTTTAATGCCAGTGACGAGTTCCTAGAAGCAAATACCTCAAATGCCATCTATATGACACCCATGCGGTTACGGGAGGATGTCTCAGATAGAAATATCACAGTTGTGACATTTAATCAAGTGACCAAAGAAATCACAGATTCGGGTGCCGTGGCTGAAGATATTTTTGATTTTAGTCTCCAAAATGCCACACTTAATGGTAATGTGACGGCAAATACCGTATCCTTCAATAATCCCGAAACGGGTGTGACCACCCTCTCAAATGTTGGTGTGGCAAATGGATCACCCGTACACACCTTAGATGTGGGGTCAAACCTTTACGTGGATGATGTGGGGTCAAATGTCCTCGTCGTCTCAGGTAACACCCACATCACCCAAGACCTCGTCGTAGATGGTAACGTCCTCGTGGAGGGGGTGGTGACCTCGTTCCATAGTGAAAACTTCAAGGTTCGAGATGGAATCATAGAGTTGGGGAAGGACAATACTTTGATTGACACAACACTGGACCTGGGTCTCGTCCTAACCCGACCAGAATCAAATGTCACCATCGGGTTTGTAGAATCCACCGATGAAATCATCCTCGCCTATACCCAAAGTAGTGCCAATGGGAAAACCCTCACCCCCCTCACCTCCGAAGATGTCAATGTTCATGTGTACGGTAGACTCTACACCGAAGCCAATGTGGGTATCGTCAATACCTCTCCCATACACACCTTAGACGTGGGGTCAAACCTCTTTGTGGATGACGTGGGGTCAAATATTCTCGTCGTCACCGGGAATGTTGAGGCCACCGCATACTATGGAGATGGTACAACACTCACTGGGGTCGCACTCCTGTCAAACTTCGATAGCAACGTTTCTCGAATCCAAGTTTTGGAAACCGACCTCGCCTCCAACGCCTCTAGGGTTGGCACTTTGGAGGTGGACCTCACCTCAAACGCCTCTAGGGTGGGGGTCCTAGAAGTGGACCTCGCCTCCAATGCCTCTAGGGTTGGCACATTGGAGGTGGATCTCACATCAAACGCATCTAGGGTGGGAGTCCTAGAGACCGACCTGGCATCTAATGCATCTAGGGTCGGGACCTTGGAGGTAGACCTGGCCTCCAACGCATCTAGGGTCGGGACATTAGAGACCGGATTAGCGGGTGCCGAAGCTAACATAGTCACCATCAACAATGATCTCGTGACCACAACCACCCGTGTAAGTGTTTTAGAAACAGACCTCGCCTCAAACGCCTCTAGGGTGGGGGTCCTAGAGACGAACCTCACCTCAAATGCAGCCCGGGTTGGAACCCTCGAGACTAACTTGGCCTCAAATGCGGCCCGGGTGGGGGTCCTAGAAACAGACCCCACCTCCAATGCCGCTAGGGTGGGTGTCGTAGAAACAGACCTCACCTCCAATGCTG